CTCTCTAAATCAACCTGGAAGAACATCGATGTTTTAGTCAAAGCAGTCAAAGACAAAAAAGCTAAAGTGTCCTATGTCAATCAAACCACCAACGAAGAAAAGTATTCAGTAGATTTTGAAGGCGTATTACTCCGCACAAAGTACGAAAGAGAAAAATGGATCACTTACGCTCCCGACTTCCCTCAAATTGGCATATTAAGAGAGATTGACAACCCTCATAAGAATGGACGACTGCCAATCGTAGTCAAACAAACCTTTCCCTTATTAGATAGAGCTACCGGATGGGGAGATACAGAACGTGGTAAACCTCTACAACTAACTCAGAACTCATTAGTTAACCTTTCACTAGACAGTGCGAAGAATAAACTATTTCCTACTGTGATTGTTAATCCCCGAAACGTAGTCAAACCGACTTTAAAACGTGAATACGGAGCAATATGGGAAGAATTAGTCCCCAATTCCATCCGTCCCTTAGTAAATGGTAACGAGGATATTAATACTTTCAATAATTTATCTGGTTATGTCCTTTCCTCACTCAATAATCTATTAGGTACTACTGATCTATCAGTATCTAAAAATGTCGACATGAATATGGGTAAGACCCCACAGGCTTTAAAAATGCAACAAATCAAAGAAAGTGCTGCCGACGCTTGGGAAAGACAGTCATTGGAAGATTTTGTTGAAGAATTGTATGATCGGATGATCGAATTGCTATCAGTCAATCAACCCAAACCGATTGATCTAAACCTTTTTGGTGGAGAAATTGAACAAATTAGCGAAATATACCCTGATATTGAAGAAGTTGCCGAAGTAAAAGGACAGGGGAAGTACAGAATTAAACCGGAAATGATTAAAGGTAAGTTTAGATTCTTTATTGACGCTGGGACAACGGTACAAAAAGATTCTTTAGAAGAAAATCAATCACTAACTGCTATTATTCAACTGATTACTCAAAATCCCCAAATCCGACAGGAACTCCAAGCCAAAGGCAAGGATATTGATATGGCTGAATTAATCAAACGCTGGGTCATCACCACCGGAGTTAAGGATTCCGATAAGATTATGGTCGATTATCAACCTGAACCTCAAATGGACCAAAACATGGCTCAAAACATGCCAAATCCTATGCCTGAGACCTCACCACAGCCCCAAGAACAAACGAATGGACAAATTCCGACACAAGATAGCTCTCAAGTTATGCCAAACTTACAAGACCCAGCCATTCAACAGGCGGCAATGGCACTTTTAGGAGGTAGAAGATGAAACTAATTGATATTTACACCCAAATCAATGAAGGCAAAGGCTTTGATTACAATCCTGAGGTTTTGGCTGAGTTAGCTACCACTAAGTATTGGGAGGCTTTAAAACCTGTTTTACAGGGAATGATTGCTGACCTACTCACTCAGGCAGATGACATCTCGAAAGTCCATGAAGGGCAAATGTCTCTGAAGGCGTATGGTGAAATATCTTATATCGCTAGGGTGGCCTCAGCCAAAATACAATCTATTATTGACCTCGTGGAGAAGACTAAAGATGGATATGTCGACTCCGGAAAATGAGGCTTTGCACCTTGAAATAGATAGAGATACTTTGACTTCTCAAGTCAAGGAAGGCTTATATGGCCATCAATGGATACAGAGAGGTGTGTATCTAGTTTGTCGGTCTTGTCCGATTGAACACTCCATTTATATCGGAGTAAATCGGCTTTATTTAGGGCCAAACAAAAAAGGTCTACCTAAATTCAAGAGGATTGACCAGTGAATTAGTTTACTGGTGAGTCCTACTGATCATAGGATGAACAGGTGCGGTCGACACTACCTGATTACAAACGGAGTCGGATTAAAAATATGGACGAAAACACCAATGCAGAAGTCCAACAGGACATCGTTGAGGACACCAACGAGACCCCGCAAGTCGAAACTGAATCGCAAGAGGAAGTAGATACCACTCAGGAAGTTGAACAGAATGAGCCGATCAGCTCTGAAGGACAACCGAAAGAGTCAGTTAGTCATAAGCCTACAAGGACGGAGAGGCGGATTCAAAAATTATCTTCGAGAGTCAAAGAACTTTCGGAACGGCAAACCCCGCCTAACACAGATGTGTTCGGCAATAACTTGCCACCTTGGTGGGGAAACCAAAACCAAGTTAGCGAAGACGGTACTATGACGATTGATCAACTTAATCGTCAAATAATGACCGTTGCTCAACTAGCCGTTGCCAAGGATAGACAACAGCAAAAGTTCGTGTCTACTGTTGAATCCCACCAATCCCAACTTGAAGAGGTGGCGAAAGCCCCAGAGTTTGGCAATAAAACGTTTGATGATAAATTCACCAAACTTTACCAAACTATGAATTATGATGAGACTGGAGCTTTTAAGCCCAAAATGACACCTAAAGAGCTTTACGAAGCGATGAAGGGAACAGTCGAATTGGGTAAAAGCAGCGGAGCATCAGAAGCCGCCACAAATATGGCTCGCACCATTGCTAACAGTGCAGTTACTCCCTCTGCTCGAAGAGATGAAGATCCCGAAAGAGCCAAGAGAGAGAAATTTGCTAAGGCCAGTCAATCTGGCTCTACGGAAGCATGGGCGGACTATCTTAAAGATCTGATATAAGTTAATAGTTATTTAAAATTATGGCCTCTGGAACCGCTGTATCTTCTTTTCACGTTCCAACAAATAGAGAAGACCTGATTGACGTGGTAACAAATATCTCGCCATCAGAAACTCCTTTTCTAAGCTCTCTCGGTAAAGTAAAGGCTACCGCTGCTTACCATGAGTGGTCTACGGACTCTCTGGCTGCTGCAACCGCCAATGCTCATATCGAAGGTGCTGATTATTCGTTCGCTGTGCGTACTACTCCATCTAGAAATGGTAACTATGCTCAAACATTCCGCAATTTCGCAGAAGTAACAGATCTCGAAAGAGAACTAAACCCTGCTGGAATTGACGATATGTATGCCTACCAAATGGCGAAAGCCATGAAAGAACAGGCTAGAGATATGGAAACCGCTTTGATCGGAACTGGTACAGGTGCCTCTGGTGCTTCGGGTACTGCCCGTGAGCTTAAAGGTGCGTTGGCTTGGATTTCCACCAACACCGCCACTGGTGCTTTAACCGGTACTGGTACTGACAGCCCCGAATACATCTTCAACACCAATCTCCAGAATATCTGGAAAGAGGGTGGTGACCCCAAAGTCACTTATGTAGATGGAAGTGGAAAGAGATTAATCTCTGGCTTTACCGCATCTGCGACCAAGAATGTCATGGCTTCTGACAAAGAACTTGTCAATGCCGTTGATATTTATCAGTCGGATTTCGGTACTGTCAAGATTGTGGCTGACCGTTTCATGATCGCCAACAAGATTTTCACAGTCACTCCTGATTTGTGGAAACTTGCTGTCGTCGTGCCTACTCGAAAGATTGAAGCAGCGAAAGTTGCCTCAACCACTCGAGGTGTGGTAGAAACAGTTGCTACTCTCGAATGCCGACAAGAAAAAGGCAATGGCTTGGTAACAACCAGCTAAATTTTTCTTACAGTCTGGGGTGGGGTGACCTGCCCCAGATACTAAATATGTCACTACTAACAAAAGACGAACAAAAAGCAGTAAAAAAAGTAGTTGAAGCCATCAATCGTAAAAGGCAAAGACAGATCGAAGCCGCCTATGATCCCAACGGGGATATTCAGGCTAAATTACTCGAAGAAAAGAAAAATAGATGGTATCAAAAGCCGGTCGGGAAAGCTGGATGGCAAAAAATTGCTACTATCCCTGCGGAAGTCGATCATTGGTTTACCAAAGTCTATGGCCCGGATTATTACAAAGAAAAAGACTTCTTTACTAAACGTCATCCAGAATGGTTAGTAAGTGGTAATCCTAGAAACAAATGATAAAAGTCCTTGTCCCTAAATTTCAACTCGATGGTTGTACTTGGTATCGAGCAAAACAACCCTTAATGATGGCTCACGAAAACGAGCAGATTCAATTAATGGAGTTTGATCC